AATCGATTGTAATATATAACTTGACATATTCCATCCACCAATTTTTCCATCAGTAGCTGTTATTGAACCGCTAATAGAAACTTTATTATTTTTTGGATCTAAATGGAACATTGAAGAGCTTATTTCAATATTACCATTACTACCACTTATGTATTGAGTAGAGCCCTGACCTAAATAAAATTTCGGCGTTTCTATATTAACAGAACTACCACTTATTGTGGTATCACCAGTAGCATATATTTTTAAACTTCCATTAGAACCACTTATATAATTCGCAGCATCCCCAAGATAAAAATCTGGAGATTTAATTCTAACATTACTGCCACTTATATCAACATTTTCTGCTTTAAGTTCAAACCCACTTCCAATATTTCTCAAATATTCAGTAGAGCTATTTTGTATATTAAATAGTCCAGAACTTGTCAGATAAAAGCCCGTACCGCTTGTATCATCAAGTGCTGTTATTGTTCCTAAAAATATTCTTGAGGTGTTTATTCCTAAATTAGTACTTGTCAAATCAAAAGCATCTGATTTCATAGTTAGTGAGCCACCATCAACAATCAATTGGTTTGTAGAATTACCTATGACTCTAAAATGTCCACCGCTGTCCATAAAGACACCCTGGCCGCTAGTATCGGAATCAGAGGTTATAGTACCTAAGTAAAACTTACCACTTGAACCATCTGCTTCAAGTAAAAAGTTACTTCCTTGAAAATCTATATCTTCAGATTTTATTTCTAATTTAGAACCAGATTGGTGGATGTAATTATCGTTATCAAAGCCAGTTTTAAAATGACCATTCGTATACCAAAAATTATTATTATTTATATGGATTCCATCAAGAGAACCATTTACATTAGTTCCCATTTTTATTTGATTTGATAAGTCTGTTCTTACATGAAGTATTCCCTCGATAGAACCTGTTGTTGCAGTAATAGCACCTTGTAGAAATACATTCTCTGTGAATAATCCGAAACCAGGTGAACTATTTCCATATAGTAATCCACTACTCAATCCACTTAAATCACCCAATCTAGCTTTTAGTCCTACATCATAAACTCCACTACCAGTCCTCTCAACAATATCAATATAAGGTGTCGTAGTATCATTTGGATTTGCGTTTAATCTGATAAATCCAGTTCCAATTCTTCCTGTAGAAACTATTACTTGACCTGGCTCATAAGATTGTGATAAAGTTGAAGCATCTCCAAGAGAGCCACTTTCACCCAAACTTCCACTTCGATATCCTCTAATAACATATAACTTACCAGTTAAATCTGTGTCGCTTGTTGGATTATCTCTTGAAGCACTTTGTACAAACATATACTCTGTAGCAAATCCTGTATTACTTATCTTTTTAGCAGACAATATTTCCCCATCGCCACCGTAGCTTCCAGTAAACCCAGTAACATTCACTACACTCATTGTAGCTGCTGTAGCAGCTAATGTAGTAGAACCTGTTATTGCTGTTGAATTAGCAACATATAATTGACCACCAACAGCGTTTACAGTTTCTTTTTCAAATACAGCAGTAGATAATGTTCCACGAATTCTAACATTTTCAAATTCAGCCTCACCATTATTAGCTGAAGTTATTCTCCAACCCTTAACATTACTTGCAAAATCTGATGTTTGTATTATACCAGCAGAATCGATTACTAAATTTCTACTTGTAATTTGCGTAGGACTTAAAGACCAACTAGCTATTGTGTTTCTGGCATCACTCATATGAACTATTTCATCTGATTCTTCAGTTCCAGTTCCATCAAATATAACTAAACCATAATGGTCAGCTGAAGTAGAGTCAACTTCTCCTATTCTTACTCTCACTCTATTTGGTGTTAATGTAAAATTAGATATATAAATTAAATCACCAATTTGAGCACTACCGCCACTAAAGGTATAAGAAGTTCCGTCTGTTGGGTATATTCTAAAATTAGTTGTGGCATTTGTAGCAGTAAATGTTTTTGATACTGTAGTCCAAGTTCCTATTACTCCTGAAGCATATGTACCCATTCCTATATCAGAGCTATCATTCATAGCAAATCTAAATCCATCTACACCACCATTTACACCGCCAGTTGAACCAGCATCAGGAATTAAGTAAGTAAGTGAAACTGTATAACTTTCACCAACATTTAATGTAATATCTCTACTAGATTTTGGAGCAGTACCCGCAACAAGTGTTATTCTATAAACATTACTTTTAGATGTTGATCCGTCTGTTACACTATCTATATTTCCCGCATGAGTTAAATCAGATGACCAACCATCAACACCACTAGACCAATCAGATTGATAAGTAACACTACCTGAAGTTAAAACTTCTATCCTCGCTGTTGATGAATCAATATCCAACTTTGTCGTATCTAATTTAAATGTATCTGTTTTAATATCTACGCCATCGTTATCAAATTTTATAAAATCATTAGCACCATCTCCAACATAAAAGAATCCTTTAGAAGTACTTGTGTCATATTTTAATTGTACGCCAGCCTGACCAAAAGTATGATTCTTTATAGATAATTGTAAAGCAGATTTATCTATCTTAAAAAGATTTGAAGCATCAGCAATATTATCAGAATTGATTGTCCAACCACCTATGAAACCTGAAGTAGCAGTTACCTTACCAGCCATAATGGTATCACCACTAGCCTTTATTTGGAAGTTAGATGAACTAATTTCCATTTTTCCACTAGAAGCGCTTATATAAGCACTTCCTGTAGAGCCCATTAGAAATGCAGAAGAACTAATTTCTACATCGCTTCCATCAAATTTTACAAAACCACCACCACTTTTTCCTGCAAATAATCTAGGTGTTCCACTATTATAATCTAATTGGATTCCTGTATTTCCGAAAGTTGTGTTGTTAATTGTAATTTTTTTATTAGAAGAATCCAATCCAATATTAGTTCCACTTTTAATCTCTGTGTCTGTTATAGTCCAACCTGCTATTTCATTTCCAGCTTCACCCAATTTGAATATTACATTACCGGAAGTATCCCTGCCCTCCAATCCGAATTGTGGCGAACCAACTGTTCCACCAATTCTTCCAAATTCTACTATAGTTGTTTCAACGGCTGAACCACTTCTAATACCAATTTGTTTATTATAAGAATCAAATTTTATACCACCATTGGCATCAATCGATTGTAATATATAACTTGACAGATTCCATCCACCAATCGTACCACTTCCAGCAGTTATTGAACCGCTAATAGAAACTTTATTATTTTTTGGATCTAAATGGAACATTGAAGAACTTATTTCTATGTTACCATTTGAACCACTTATGTATTGAGTAGAGCCCTGACCTAAATAAAATTTCGGTGTTGCTAATGTAATTTCACTACCACTAATAATCGCTTTTTCGCTTTTTATATCAAGTACACTACCATTAAATTTTATGTGACTATTAGCACCACCTACTACTGAAAACAATGGGGGATTACCTGCAGGCACTCCCATAAATATTCCTGCTTCACCATAGGCTTTATCTGCAAGAGCTACAGCTGGTTGTAAACTAATAAACGGACTGTTACCATTACCTCTTATAACAACTTCTTGACTAGTCCCCAAAGACATCGAAGCTTGTGTTGAGGAAAATTGAACCGCGCCTGTTGGGTCGGTGAACCCATCGGTTGATATATTCCAACCAGCTATTGATTGAGTAGTTGGTCCAATATACATAATATTATCGTAATCCGAAGCAGAATTTTGTTTTATTACTTGAATACCATATTCATTATTTGCATGTAGATTGGTGGTGTCACTTAACCCACCAACTCTAACTACCTTTACTCCACCATCAACCACATCTTCGTCTTTTCTATATAACTGTAAACCTTCTCCAATATTTTTAGCGTTGTCTTGAGTAGCTGATAAATAAACTCTTGTAATACCTTGATGTGCAGCTGCTCCACTTATAGGTTTGAAGATAAACCCATCGGTTACACTCCACCCAGCAATAGAAGCAGATACAGTTGTTAATAAACCAGTAGATGATATGGAAGAACTTGGAGTTGGTGCGGCTGATGGTACAGAAATAGTATCAGCAGTAATGTCACCACGAACTGATAATGTACTTCCTACAAATTGTAAATAATTTCCACCAGCTTTATTTCCTAATAGTATAGCAGAAGCAGTTACATCTCCTTGTGCAGTTAAATGAAAATCCGATGAACTTATTTCCACATTACCATTTGAACCACTTACAAATTGATTACCCTTTCTACCTAAGAAAAACTTAGGAGTTTCTAGTGTAATTTCACTTCCACTAATAGTAGCTCTTACAGTTTTAATATTTACACCATTACTCGTATCATATCTTAAAAAGTTATTTGCACCATCACCAGCATAGAATCTTGGATTTCCACTATTATAACCGAATTGGATTCCTTCATTACCAAAGGTATGGCTGTTTACAGATATTTCCGCATTATTTCCATTTCCATTAAGCCTAATTCCACCGCCTACACTTGATATGTTAGTACCACTTATATTCCATTCAGCAATTTTACCACCAGTAAATAATACCTTTGAACCAGTAATCTGACCACTATCTTTTAATTTTAGAATAGAGCCAACGGATACCTCACCCTCTGCTACAGCCAACCCACCGACTTCTCCTCCCGTTAAAGCAAGAGCAGAAGCAGTTACATCACCACTAGCTTTAACATTAAAGTTAGAAGATGATATAAAAAAGTTGTTACCAGTAGAACTACCACTTATTAAAAAGTTTGCTGATGACAAAGCATCGTTTGTAAGATTAAACCCACCTACCGTACCCTCATTAGCAGTAATTTTACCTGTCATAGTGACATCACCAGCATTACTGAGATGAAAATTAGAAGAACTTATCTCTACATTACCATTAGCACCACTTACAAATTGTGTTCCACTTCCAAGATAAAAAGCAGAAGAACTCATAAATATGGTGTCACCATCAAAACTTAAACGACCACCAGCAGCATCCCCAACTAAAAATTTAGTTTTGTTATCTGATGGATTATTTCCTTGTACAAAAAATCCTTTGTTGGTGCCAGTTATTCCTGTTGGTCTAGGATTACCAGCAGATATAAATCCACCATCACTAGAACTTATAAAAAGATTATTAGCAGATAATTTAAATACATCAACATCAACAGAAAATACGGAAGCAGTTACGTTTATATCTTCAGATCTTATGTTAACCGAAGTACCATCGAAGTAGATGTAAGAAATACCCTCACCTATTTGAAATTTATATTTACCATCGGTATCTTGACCAAAAAGAACACCAGATACATTATCAGCACCAAATTGAGAACCACTTCCCATTCTTATTAATTGATCTTCACCACTCATTGTTACTGAACTGTTTCCAGCACCAGCAGATAATTGTCCTTCTTCTATTGTCCAACCACCTATGTTACCAGCATTAGCAGTAATAGTACCTGTCATATTAACATCGCCACTAGCAGATAGATGAAAGTTGGATGAACTAATTTCTATTTTTTGACCTGAACCACTTATGAATTGTGTAGTCGTTTTTCCTACAAAAAATGAATCTGCTTGTACGTCAAATAAACTTGGATTGGTTCTAAATCTCAAAGAACCACTAGCACCAACTAATTCTAAACCAACACCTTTATAATCATCTCCACTTCCTGGCCAAACCGAACCACTAAACATCATAAAACCATATCTACCACCAAGACTAGCATTAGAAGCACTTAAATATCCTTGATAACCAATTGAACGTACATAACCTGAACCACCAACTAACTTACCAGTCTCAGTAGATACAGCCTCAGCACCACCCATATCGATACCATCACCCGACTGACCACCAATAAACATATTACCCTTTAAGACATTATCAGTTCCAACGACAACCATATTAGATCCACTAAATTCTACATTTTCTAACCTTACCATAGCATCTGCTAAATTATTACTCCTATCGTAAAAGTTAACAAGAAAATCAAATTTATCAGGTCTTACTAAAAATTCATCTGGCATTTGCTGTAAGAAATTTACATATGATGGTGAAAATCCAGTTGAGTATGCTGGACTAACAGAGATATCAGATAAATTCCATTCACCATCGAACACTCTAAATTGTATTATAGCACTACCGCTTGTATTAAAAGCAAAATTTTGTTCTACTCTACCATACGAAGAAGTCTGTGTTCCCTCTAAATTTTGTAAATAGCCAAGTCTAAAACCATAATCTTCATTATCCACTACAGGATAACTATCTTTTGATGATGCAGCCGTACCATCTCCTGGTGGATAAAATAAAATATCATCATTATGTGTTGCTATAGATCCAGAAACATAGACTGACATTACTGCCCTATCAGTTATTCTATCATTTCTTGCTACAGCATTAAAAGACAAAGTGTAATCAACATTTTTTCTCAAGTAAAATGAGTAAGCATCGTCTAATTGAAAAGTTAATGACTTACCTAAATCATTGTCTCCATTTATACTGCCAGAAAGATAAACAGAATCTAATAGTCTATTATTATCAAATGATGCTGTTACAGATCCCGAAAGTGATGCATTTAAACCCTCATTTGAACTTCCTGAAACATTCCAATATGTATTTATTTCTTCATGTTCGGTTAGGTGTCCATCTAATCCACCAAAGTATCCAGTTCTTACTCTACCAGCAATCACATTTGGATTAACCATAAGTTCAGGAGGTTGTAATGGAACAAATGCTAAAGTTTTAAAATCTGAAGTATCCTGTGAAGTTCTACTTCTAATTAATATTTCAGCAGCAAATGCCTCACCTGAAAAAGTTCTTATATTTGCTAATGTAATATCAGCAACTGATACTGTATTGGTATAGTCAAATGAAGATGATGGTGGCACTTCATATTCAACAATACCATTTGCTTCAAATGGCAATATTCTTTGTTTCCCATTTACATCTGCATAAGTAAAAGGGTTTCTTGTTAATGCAGTTTTATTATTTTCAAGTTCATCAATTGATGCTGAATAGGGCTTTGATGAATTAGAAGCTGATATTTGAACTGTAGATTCTATGTCTATATTTCTAAGATCTTCTAAATCCATACTACAAGTAAAATTGGTAAAGATTACACGACCACCTGTGTACTTTGTGAGATATTCAGAACTATCGTTTTCTATCGTGATATTATAAGGATATTCTACAGGAGAATTTTTACTGACAACAGGAACAGATCTAAAATCATAAACACTATCTTTGATACCCTTTAACTGAGCAAATGATTTCCCAACCACATCTGATTTTGAATCGTAAGGATCTTTTACTACTTCATCTTTTGAATCTGCTGTTTGACTCTCATCATTATTTAGTTGATCAAATACATAATCTCCTTGATTTTTATCTTTATCATGCTTTTCAAACTTTTTTCCTTCCGTATTATTTATCGGAGAACCAAAAACTCTTCCTAATGAAGCAGTAGCTAATGTTCCAAAATTACTTACCTCAAGAGTACCATAAACTTTTTCTGTAATTGTTAGTCTTGGTTGAGTATAAAATTTTATAGGCTGAGTATTTATTACAGTCTGATTTACTAAGAAGTTTTTTGTAAATCTTAGATTATATGTATCTTTCCAGTCATCAGGAACTTCCTCCACATCCGAAAAGTTACTAGGACCTACTGGCACATATTGTAATTCAGCCACTATAATCATTGTAGCCATTCCAGGAGCTGTATCACCATGCACTTCTACTGATACTCTTCTAGCAGTTCCTTCTAAATAATCAGCTATTGGTTCGTGATATATACTTACCCCTTCGCTGTCAAATATATCAATTTGTAATTCTACACCTGTTTTTAAGTGGTTTGAAGTCTCTACTAAAAAAGAACTTTTTCCTTGTGGAAAACTATCTGGAAAATCAGATATCGTTATGTATCTTGACTTATCAAATTCATCAATCAGTACATCTATGTTTTCTAACTCTTGTAACTCATTGTATCTTCTTACGACAGCCATAAAAGTTCCTATTTATTGATTAGTAATAAATATCATTATTAATTATTTTGATATTTATTATATGTATAAAATATGGAGATTATCGGTATGAAGAAGAAATATTCATTTACTATAGAAGAGAGCCTTATGGATTGGTTTAGACTGTATGTTAGAGATGAAAGCACCACTATGTCAGCGGTTCTTAATCAACACATATTAAAGTTAAAGCGTGGAGTTAATAAGCCTAAAAATATATTATATTCTAATCAAAAGAAACGTTAGAAAAATTATCCTCTTTCTTTATTTCTAAAAGGGTATCTACAGCATCTCTCATAGAATCTATATGAGAAACAATCATTGTAAACTGAAATTGAGTTTTAAGATATTGAAATAAGTTATAGACAGAGTTTAGATTGTCTGAATCCATAGTTCCCCAACCTTCGTCAATTGCCAGAAAGTTAGCAGCTGGTAAGTTACTTACATTTACCAATCCCACACGCATAGCTAGAGAGGAGATAAATCGTTCCATACCGCTACTTAATTCAAGAGGCCATACATTGTCATTGTCATAAACAATATAACAATTTACATTTTTACCATCCATTTCTAATATCATAGAAAAGTCTACTATTTGAGATAGTATGTCGTTTACAGCACCTTCAATTGTTGGAAGTGCTTTAGAAATCAGTTCATATGGTATACCATCTCTTTTTATAGCATCCATATAATATTGATAAGCTGCGTATTTACCTTCTAACTCTTCTACTTTTTTAATATTAGATAATATATTTCTACGATTAGTTTCTAATACCTTAACTTCACCATTTACAGATTGAAGTTTATTATCTAAATCTTCTATTTCTATTTCCAGCCTATCAGATTTATTTTGTTCAAATTCTATTGAGTTATACAAATCTTTATTGTAAAGAATATCTTTTTCTTGTTCATGATAAAGATTTATCTTATCTTCTATTATAGCTAATTGATTTATGAGATTCTTTTTCTTTTCTGTAGTTAATTTTTGTTCACTATCTACCTTACTAATATTAGTAATTAATAAATTAAAATCATTTATACAAGAATCCATTTGTTCCTTATGTGCTGTAATATGAGATAATCCATTTATAATTGTTTCTAACTCAGATGATTTTTTTAGAAATTTATCTGCTAAATTTTTATCCTCATTTAGTTTTTCTTTTGTTTCTATGGCATCTAACGTAAATGGATTGCTCATACAATAATTACAATTAGGATCGTGTTCTAAGTTACCAAGCTTTTCAATCTTATCTAATTTATGTTGAACTTGTATTTTAAGTTTATCTATTTCAATTTGATGATTTGATTTTTCTAAACTATATTGTTCATATTGAGCAAATTTTTTATCCACCTCATTTTCTTTATAAATATTTATTTTTTCAGTCAATTCAGTTTCTTCAACTTTATATTGTTCAGTAAGTGTTTTTAATTTACCAAATTTTTCATCCGTTGATTTTAAGTTATTATTTAAAGAAATCTTCTTTTCTTCTAATTCATCTAAGCTTTCAATATTACTATCAACTTTTTTTAATTTTTTTGTAAGATTTATAACTTCATTATCAGATTTCTTTTTGTCCTTAATCATTTCTTTTTTAGAAGCAGTCAATTCTCTCGACTTCTTTCTAAAATCAGTTAAGCTATTTTTTATCTCTGCTAAATCAGTATCATAATTATTATCTTTAAATGATTTAAGTAAAGCAGATACGTCGTGGATTTCCTCACTAGCTAAAGTATACAGTTGGTCGAATACTCCTATCCCCATAAATTGTGCTAATAACTCTTTTCTTTCTTTTTGAGTTTTGTCTATGAAAACAGTTGAATTAGTTTGTAACGAAAGTGCTGTCATTACAAAGTCATCATAAGTTCCAATCAGTCTACGAATGTTTATATCAGTAGTTCTTCTTTGATCTCCATTCATAGAGACTTTTTCTCCATCATCAGCAAATGTATAGAAATCTACATTTACTTTTACATGACCATTTTTCTGTCTTTTTGCTTGCCTTTCAATAAAATATTCTACACCCTCAACTTCTATAGTGGCTTTACAACTAAAATAATTTTTTTTATTATTAAGAACATTTACTGCCTTATAAGCTCTTGAAGATCTATCAAATAAACAAAATGAAAGAGCATCCAATAGAGATGATTTGCCACTAGCATTTGGAGCAAACATACCTACAATCCCACTCAGTTTAGTAAAATCAACAACATTATTTTCTCCATATGAAAACATATTATCGAACTCTAACTTTTTAACTTGCCAATTAACTCCCCTATTCACATCATCTTCAGGTAACCTACCATTCAATTCCTCATTAATTTTTTTAATGTCTATTAACGTATTATCATCTACAAAGTGGTTTGTTTTTAAATACTCCTCTATCAAGTTATACTGATAATCAGAATCTCTTACGTTACCAACTGCTATGTGCTGACCTCTAACTTTTTCAGTAGAATATATTGAATCTGTTTTAGTAACTGAAACTTCTTTTATTCCATACTTACTATGGATAAGAGTCATAGCTTTCTTCAATTGTGATGGTGTTGTGTTAGATACTCTAACTCTCAATCTAGCTTTCAACGGAATGTCCGTACATTCTGGCACTTCACCATTATCAATATCTATAGTATAATAGCCGTAATCATTCGGTATTTCTATGTATTCAGATTTTCTCTTAGGAACATCCCATAACAAATAACCGTGACTTAAACCTTCACCGTGATTTTGCTGTACTAATGAACCACAATAAGATATGGTTTCTTTTTTATTAAGATGTTGTCTTTTATGGATATCACCTAATAACCCCAAATCATAACCTTTGAACTTAGATATTTTAACATCAGATGGTAGGAAGAAACCTAAGTCCGTTTCTGACTTATCAACTGTTCCGTGAAAAAGAACTATTTTTGTTTTACCTTCAAAGTCTTTAGCTTCAATGTAATCATCTTCACTTTCCCACACGTCCCATACAACAAACTTTACATCAGCACATTTGTAGACTCCACTGTTTTTAAGATAGTGTAAGTCTGGATGTTTTAGGTTATTTACAATTGGAGAAAGTACATCCATTCTAGATCTATTATTTAAATTACAATCGTGATTTCCAGCAATTAAAATTGTTGGACATATATCTGCGAGATTCTTAAATAATCGTGAGAGCTGGTCGACCAATTCAGGAGACATTTCAGTTTTAGAGTGAGCTATATCACCACCGATATAGACTACGGCATTGTCTTTATGTTTTTTTACCTGTTCGTATGTTCGTTCAAATACTTGTTCGTATTCTCTATGTCTCTTTAGATTACGAATTTGTATGTCTGAAATGTGGTGAATGTATTTTAATTTACGAAATGGTACTTTAACAACATTTTCTTTAATCAAGTATTATCCTTTAAGAATTGTTTAACTTTTTTAATTTTATTATCTGGCACTATTATATCCCAAGCCGTTTCCTCAGAAAGTCCGCCGTTTTCGTAGTATACAGTAGAACCGTCCAAGCCAAAAGTATCAGCAAGTTTTTTACGAATGTCATTATCTGTGATGTGTATTTTCCATTCGTCATCATTAAATTTCCATATATTTTCTTTGTTTACCATTTAGCCTCATCCTCATTAAATCAGAAAAAGAAGTTTGCTTAGTTTCTTTTATAAGATTGATGGTTGTTTTGAATCCCATATCTGATGGGTCTTCATCTGTTAGTTTGACAAAATAAACATCTATCCCATTTTTCATAAAGTCATCTATCATTTTAATAGAATCGTTTATAGCATCCCTATCTAATAATATATATATGGAGTTTACATTTTTTTCATAAATTTTTCTTTTCAATTTTTTCGGAACAGTTTTGCCAAATAGTGGTATAGCGTTTCTTTTGATAGCAATTGCATCAAAAACACCCTCACATAATATGATTGGCTCATCCCAATTAATAAATAAATCGAATCCTATAACATCTTTACTGATAGGTGGATTCTTATATTTCATTCCACCATCGTAAATATCTCTACCTACAAAATAATTAAGACTTCCATTTGAATCATATGACGGTATTATTACTCTATTATTGTATAGTCCCTCTTCACAATAACCTATTCCATAACGAAGTATATCTCCTCGAGTAATATTTCTATTGTTTAGATAAGCCATACTATGTCTTTTGATTATGCTACTTCCATTTTTCCAAAGTGGTTTAAATTCTTTTGGTAATCTTAATATTTTTTCCTTGACTTTATCACGATTTGATGATAGTGATTTTGGTGAACCAACTAATTCACCCAACTCTGTAAATTGTTCTCTACTAGCTTTTAGTTTTTTAAATAACTGAAATAGGTTATGTCCACCTTGGTTAGTAATCCAACAATGCCATTTGCCAGTTTTTATGTTTATCTGTAATTTAGGTTTATGATGTGATGTAAACGGAGACCAATACATATACTCATTAGCTTTCTTTAAAAGCCTACCATTATTTCCTATTACTCTATTCAGTAGTGTTACTATTTTCATCTATTAATTCTATAAATTTTTCTACATTAACAACAGCGTATGTTTTACTTCTGTTTCTTTTAAATATCAATACAGGATCGTAACCACCACTATTTTCTTCTGCTTGATTTAATGAATCCCATATATTTAATTTTTCTTG